AGAACTCATCTAAGCTCATTAATCCTATTTGCTCAAATGTCCAACCGTATTCTCTTGCTAATAAACTATACATTTCACTCCAATCTACTTTTACTGGTTTCCCAACTTCTTATCCTCTCCATCGGCGTTTGGGAAAATGGTAATAGCTTTTGCCAAACAACCAAATAAAGTAACATTTTTATTTTCATCTTTATCAATCAGATCAATCATCTCTTCCTTAGTAAAGTCATTATCTTGATTTACTAAGATCAACAATAAATCTTCCTGATCATCAATATTTTGAGTTTTCTTTTCATAGACTTCACCAATCTTTGTTATTGGAACTCCAAAAAACTTCTCCAACTCTCTCCATGTTTTGGTAAAAATCTTATTTGAAATCTTGATCCCTTCACAAATTTTAATTTTTTTCATAATATTATCTCCTCATAATGTGGGAGGGACTGAGGAGAATCCCTCCCTGTTATTACTTATCAAGCAGAGAGAACCTGATGAGCAATAAAGCCCATTTGGTCGCCTGCGTCTCTTGCATCGTTTGCAAGTGCTTCAAATTCAACGTCCTGAATCGTCTCAGTATCCTCTGAGAATGGCAAATTCCATTGTGCTAAACTGAAACATGAATAAAATACTATCACGATATATTTACTTGTACCTGGAATCAGGTGAACAAATCTCAAACTGTTTGTTGTTACTGTTTTAGATCCACCAAATTTTAATATGTCATAACTTGCTGATGTTGGTACAGAGTAAGAAGAAGGGTCATAATTTGGAAAGCTGGAAGAGCTTAAAACCGAAGTTGTAACTCCCATAGCAATTTTAAAATTAGCTCCTTCTATTTCTGCAAGACTAGCTTTTAGTGTTGCAACTTCTTCGATGCGAAACACTTTAACCGCTCCAGTTGCTAAAGCTGGCTTGAATTTCTTTAATGTTCCATTGTAGGTAAATTCAACATTACCCTTTAACGACCCAACATGAACGTTATTAAGGTATAGATCACCACTACCAAGTGTAATCCTTTCTGTATCTGTTGCTGGCATAATTCCTCCTATGCGATTGCTAAGTCAAAAATTTCATCATATAGCATTGCGATTTCGCTAATATCATGATTAGTCTCAGCAAATTTTCTTCCATTTATTGATAAAGTCTTTCTCAATATTTTATTACTCATTAATTGATTAACTTTCTCAACTATATCAAGCGGATCTCTTTTGATAAAGAGTGCAGTTTCTCTATCTATTAAATTCTCTCCATGATAGCCAACCTCTGTGATCAATACGGGAACTCCACACGCCAGAGCTTCCATAGTAACGTTTGAACATCCTTCGGCTATTGATGGCAGAATTAAGCAGTCTATGCGATTATAAAATTCAAGTGGCATATCTTCATGATCTATCTGGCTATGTCCGAACAGGCACTCAATATGATTAACACCTTCCATTAATAATCTAAGCATTGCCTGATCATAATGTAACCAGCCCTTATAATCAATTCCCTTCCCATTGATATTTCCAGCGAATCCAATAGTAAAAGTTCTTTCTTTTTTATCCATTGGTTTGAAAATATCCAGATCTAATCCATTTGGGATAAGAAAAGAATTGTCATTTACTTGTTTAGCAACATTATGAAGTTCTTTATTGGTTGAGATTATTGCAGCACAATCAGCTAAAGGATTATCATATCGTTTACTTGAATTTTGTTCATCAATATGCATTCCGCCCATTCTACATACCACCTTCTTTTTATCTTTAATCTGCTTTAATGAATCTACATTTTGAACTAGAGTAATATCAAAAAAATCAAGTAAATCCTGATCTAATTCAAATCCTGGATTTCTTTGAACTCTTACAAATCTATGATCTGAAAATTTACTCATTGATTGTAGAGCAAATGCCCATGACCATTTCAATGAATTTTCATAACTTAAAATATTCATCTTTCCCAGCCAGTTAAACATCTTTGACCTGAGAATATAGTTATTGATTTATGGACATCTTCAATCCTGATCAATGAGAAAGCTCTCGGATTCTGAGCAATAATAAGATCAGCATCCCTTTCTATAATCATTTTTCTCACCATCTCAACTGATAATCCAGAAGTAAGAATTTGAATATGATCATATTTTGAAAGCTTTCTGATCCTATTAAATCTATTCTCATATGCCCATCCTTCTGTATCACTTATCCAGAGGATCTTCTTTTGTGAAGATTGCATACATTCCTCTTTCATAACGATCCCAGCCAATTTCTATTTCATTTGAGATTAATTCTAATTTAGAGAACTCAATTAGTATCTCTTCTTCTGTTCTAATTATCAAATGAGCGTTCTTAGGATCTTTTCTCAATGGGAGGTAAAAAAATAATAAACCACCTGGTTTAAGTATTCTAACAAGCTCTTTTTGACCTTGAATGAAATGATCTAAGGTCTGAGCGTGATCTAAACATTCCCATGAAAATAAAACATCCTGAGAATTAGTTTCAAATTCGGTATTATCAAAATCATTTGGATAAGCATAAACACCTTCGGGTAATTTGTCAATTTCTACAAACTTATCAGCTAATAGATCAACTATTGTTCTCATTGATCCATATGGGAATAATGCTAATGCTCCACCTAATACTCCTGCCCCAATATCACAAACTGATTCAATATTTTTGAATGCTTTGAAATGCTTTTGACATACATTCTTAACATCAAATTTATCAAATCTATGCTGTAATTTATTTAGATAAAATTCATCTGGATGTGCAGTCATATATTTTAATGAAAATTCTTTAGTCCAATTTTTCATAACGTCTCCTTGCTTCTTCATGCAATTTTAGCAGTTCCTTCGAGGGAAGAATCTCAAAGTTAAGTTTATCCTTTTTAAGATGAAATAAGTCTCCAGGAAGATCAAATAGTTTAATATATCCAGAAAGCCAATTTCTCAATCCTTTTATTGTAGAATAGAAAATCAGTTCATCAACTATTTCCATAACTTTCCCTGTATTTACTTTAACTTTAATATCCATAATTAATCCCTCGCTAAAATTATTTGATAACGATCTTGCCTATAAAAACATTGAAGTCTTTCATCCCATAACTCTGGACTTGACCCAATGAATTTCATAATCAAAATACGATAATCAATTAATACTGGAGCTGTTTTGTGGAAGAGATTATATACTGTATTCTGAATTTCTTCAAAATTATCTCCCCATGCGGTTATTCCAATAATCATCATTTGACTGATCTGAGCTTCCCTTGATCTTGCTATTGTGCTAAATGTAATCAATGATGGTTCTACATCTTTTTTTGGATGTTGATAATAAACACCATAGGGAGATACTGTCTCAGCTGTTAATCCTCTGATAGTTGCATCATCTCTCATAGTGTTCCTTATGTAATTATTTAATGTAGGATCAGCCATTTTTATATTCCCCTCATAGCCAGCTCAAGTCTTACTCTTAGAATCGGTTGAATATGTACAAGTGCAGGAAATAGAAACGGATAGCTAAACCACATATTTGAAGTGCCAAATTCAAGGAATGGTGCATAATCTTCACCGGCAACTATTCCACCAATTACTTCATTGACGCTTATTTTGAACATCTTTGGCTCTATTGAATTTACAAGATTTTCGGTTTGACTCATAAATCTGTGGTTAGCATGAGATACGATACCAGCATGACCTGCTTTAGCATGGTTAGATCCATCAACACATGATTTTTCGACTGCATCAGCAATCTTACCAAGCCATTTGATTCTGACTCGATTAAGATTCATTACCATCTGCTCTGCACCAATTACATATTTAGGCATTATAGTTTCTCTTCAGTTTCCTTCAACTTTTTATTGAGTGCATTAACTTCATCAATCTTATTATCTAAGTCTGATTTAGCTTTTTTTAGTTCATCTGTAAGATTAGAATTATCTTCATCCTGAGTTTCCTTGAATAGCCTTACTTGTTCTTCGAGCCATTCCTCTGATTCAGCTTTTACAAATTCTGTTCTTACAATAGCTGGAAGTCTCAAAGGATGAATATCTTTACCTTTATCATCGACCATCTTTGTGATCGGAACCCTATAGATTTCTTGAAATTGATTTTGTTTATTGAGAGCTTTAACAACTATCAATCCCAATCCTCTAACAAGTGCAAATTCCTGATCCTTAATTAATCCATACAACTTTTCAATCTGATCTGGCAACCCCAATTTAACGCCAAGAGGCTTATCGGATTTATTCAATTCGAGGAACTCCTTAAGTGCTTTTGGATATTGCTTTGCCACAAGATGCTGTTCTGCTTTTCTGAGTAAAGCATCATAATTTTCTTTTTTCATAATTCGCTCCTTTATAGCGAGTTTTTATTTCTTGTTGTTAATAATTCAATATGATCTTCATACTTTAAGATTTTTTGCACATATTCATAATAAGTACTATCTTTAGTAATTCGATCTCCAATTTCAACATCAGCATTATATTGTAAAAATACCCTAGAGTCATAAAGATCATTTATACCAGCCTCAGTAGATTCTGGTTTTTTGCGATCTCTATATGGTTGCCAGTCTCCTGAATATGTTGCTACAGTTGCCCAACTATCCACTGGGATTGCATTAGTTAGATTAATTGTGTTTCTCTCAACTAATAGAGAGTCAGCCCAATCCGCTAAGATTAATAATGTGTCATCCTGCATTTGACTAACTAGACTCATGTAATTACCCCGAGTTCATCTGTTTCAAATCCCTCAAAAGTAATTATATCAATTTCAGAATCTCCATTCTCAATATAATCTCTTCTAAGTTGTCTCAATTCCGCAAGCCATTTTGACCAGGTAATAGTTTTATCACCGATCTTATAGTCGGGTTTAGGATTCTCTATTGCATCAAGAATCTGAACATCGATCTTTGCGATCATTTCTGCTGATGTTGTTGCCATGATTAATTACCTGATTGAGATATTTGTTGCCATTGAGTCCCATCATACATAGCAATTACTGGCATCCCAGCTTTAATATCATTTGCATCAAGAGCTGATTTATCATGGGCTTCATATAAATTCTTAGTAGTTAAAGCATCAACAGTTAATGTCGTTGCTCCTGTATTAGCAGAATCTGCTATAAATGTAACTATTAATCCTGCACCAAGAGCATCAAAATCAATCGTATAATCTAAAGTTATTGCATTGGCAGTACCACCAACCGTCCCATAATTAAAGACATTAGCGTAAACAATTTCAGTAGAAATTGAAGTTAATCCAGTGAGACTTCCACTTTCTAAAGTAGCTGTCCCATCATCAATAGATGTCATGTTGGTTATTGTTACACCATTGGCTCCGTCTATCTCATATCCAGAATAAGGGTTCCAAGCTACAAAAGCAAATGAGATTATGAAGACCATTAATATCATTAAAATCTTTTTCATATTTCCTCCTTTAAGAAAATATCGAAAGCCTACCCAAAATTGAATAGGCTAACGATTATATTTATCAAGAAACTCCTGTAGATTTAACTACATAACGGAAGTCACGAGATCTACATTGTCCATCGAAACGAATTTTAAATGATGCAGCAATGTCATTATTCCAAGCAGCTTCATTATTACTATCATTGCGAGTTTGAACTTGAAGAGGAGTAACTTCTTTCCATAAGAATTGTTTTTGGAAGTCACCTAAATACCAGATGATAGATGATTGAGCATCAAGATAAGAAGAACTTAATACATTATAAGCACCTTTGAAAGGATTACTCTCAGCATTTGATGCTCCAGGAAGTACAGAGTTCCCGACCAATCTCCTTGCAATTGTATCAAGTGCTACCGGTACAAGCAAAGTCTTAGGCATTACAGAGATTACATCTCCTTCATCATCGGTTACTTTGCCAAAGAGAACTTTTGCTGCATCAAGATCAGTATAATCTGCAAGAGCATTAGTGATCTGATTAGAGCAAACATGAGGTGCAGTTGTGCCGGTTGAGTACATAGCTGCACGAGTTCCAGATGGATACCATGCATAATAATCAGCAACATCCTGAATTGCATTCAAAATCAATTTCTCTCGCAAATTAGCAAGTTTAGTTGCATAATCACGAGCAGTTAGAAGGATTAAGCCAGTACGATCAAACTTAAGAGCTTCTTCTGAAATATCCAGAATCTCACCATATTTTTTATGAGAGATTGTTACATACTTCTCTTGAATGTCACCAGTATGCTTGTAGTTTTGGAGTTCTTTAATCTCACCAATAGAGCTTTTGAGTGTAGCTCCAGGAACGTTTTCATCAGCTATATTGGATTTAAATTTAGTTGTTAATGCGTCACCAATAAGAGCTGCATTGTTATAAGATTCTATCATCACCTTTGAAAGCAGGGTTCCCATGATAATAGGGAATTGCTTAGAAGAAACAGCTTCATGAAGAGATTTAATTGACATATCATCTACAGTAAGTGCAGATTTATCTGAATTGATCATCTCCATAAGTTTCTTTGTAAAAACCTCGGTACGGAGCTGATCATTCGATCCGCTGTTTTCATATATCTTTTTAATTTGATTAGTATTCATGATCTATCCTCCTTACACATTCATTAGTGGAGGCTGTAAGAATACTTCAACCTCAGTTACAGCGGTAGTAGTGGTTTTTGTTTTAATACAAGTACCGATTACGCTTGTATCACCTTCAACGAATGTTTGGGCTTCATTATATGTGGCATCTGAATACCCTTCAAGATTATCCCCAATCTGGATAGCTGCACCAGTTGCTTGATCAAGGATAAACGTTCCATTATAACCAACTGCGATCTTCTCATCATTATCGGTTACTGCTTTTGGTTGCAAAGCTATTCCGATTAATTGAGCTGCGAAAGTTGCTCTATTTGCAGCAGCATCTCCGGCATCTGCCATATAATCAGCTGGGCAACCATACCCAAGAGTAAGAGTTGCATCGGCAGATACGTCACCGGAAACAGCTCTAACAATAGAATCACCCTGCTCCACTACAGTTGTGTCATCAATATCAACCATGCAGATCATGTGATCATTATATAATACACGATTTTTATTAGCCATCTTTCCTCCTTAGCTTAAAATTGCTGATTCGAGTTCATTATCATCTATTTCACCTTTTCTATCTTCTTTGAGATCTTCTACTTTATCGGTTCCATAATGCTTAACTCCAGCTTTTGTTTCTTTTGCTACAGATTTGCGATCTTCTATGATTTTCTTAATCATCTCATCATCTTTAGCTTCATTCAAAGTTTCAAGGAAAGTCTCAGTTACGAGAGTTTCATCAATCTTTGCTTCTTTGAGAATCTTTTGCACATTCTCTTTCTTTACAGTAATGGCTTCCTTAACTTCAAAGTCATCTACTTTTACTTTGAGATCTTTAACCTCAGTATTACGAGAATCTTTACCCTCTTTCAATATTTCTTCATGAATATCAGGGCGAGCTATTTTTAGCTCATTTAATGTTAATTTTGATAAATCCATTTCTTCCTCCTTTTTTTCTTCTTTAATTTCTTCGATTGATTCAAATAGGCTAGATGTTGTGGCTGGATCAGTTACAATATCTATGCTATTCACTTTTGTTAATTCTTCAACAATATCTCTTCCATCTGATCTATGGTAACGACCACGAGCTGAGATAGAATTGCCTACAAGATCTGGCATTTGTTCAACAATAGCGAGAATCTTCTTTGAGACCTCTCCACCATCATTCAATAGATGGAGATTGCCTTTCACTTTATTGTCTTCATACCTTACACCTTCATATCTTCCTACAAGATCCCTTACTCCCCTTGTAGCTCCTGTTTTATCGTGATCTGTATAGCATTTTGCACCCTCAAGGAGTTTAACTGATCCCCTTAAGCAATCTTCTGTATATTCACGATTATTAGCAGAAGTTGATGATAGTAATGCTACATTCTCAATAATAGCCTTCTCTTTATTTATTGTAGCTTCGTTTAACGTCCCGAGAATCATTATTTTAGCTTTCATTATATATTCCTCCTTATTATGCTGCATCTTTTAATGGGATTAATTTCTCTTCAGCTATATGCATTTCCCAGTAGCACATGCAATTTCCTGACCATACAACTTTCCCATTTCTTCTAATATATAAGGTGTGAAATTCAGGAAGAGCAACATCATATATTTTGCCCTTATATTGGGATTTGGTTATTTTATATGTTGAAGCATGTTGACTATAGCATTCCCTGATTCTCCATACATCATGATTTGATGTATATTCGCCATTCTTATGATTAGTTGTTACACCTTTGCTTTTTTGCAGATAGAATGATGGATGATGACCTATTTTTAACATCAATTCACCAAGATCATCGGCAAGTCTTTTTGATGTAGTATAATATGTTTTCTCTACCTTAAAATCTCCACCTTTATAATCTTTAGGTTTTCTCATACTTCCATCACCAAGATTATATGCTTCTAAAAATGCTTTTAAATAATTTGGAGATAATCCTTTGATCTCATCTGGAATAAACTTTTGATATGATTTGCCAAACTGTTCAAGATATTTTCCCAAGTCTTTATCATATATTCTTAATCCGCCATCAAACCAATTTAATTTATAATGTTCTGATAATTCACTGAGATCATTCTTTAACTGCTCTACGTGTTTGAATTGTGAAATTACTATTTGCCAGCAATTATAACCTTTTCTTTTTGTTACACATCCCTCAGATAACCACCAGCCCATAAATTTACAGAATAATTTGGATTCAATTTGTTTATCACCGATTTGGATATACTCTTGCTTTTTCCCAATCCACTTTGAGCTTCTATATAAATCATCGTCTTTTATTATTTTATCGGCACGAACCATTCTGAATGATTTGAATTTTCTATCTTTAGCGTCTGATCTTTTACCGACAAACATATTATGATCAGGAGTAACGGAAAGAGAAAGATTCATACTATTAAAATTAACCATCTCTCCATCATAATCAGCAACAATATTTTCCCATTTCTTTTGCCATTTAAGATCAAATGTTTTTGGATTCAATGATAATATCTTTTCATTACCATTTAAATCTTTAAAGAATTTCCATCCATCTGATGTGTAAAGTTCGGTTTGCTCATCATAGCAATGAGGGTGACTTGGAATTCCAGTTGCTTCGCTTTTTAAATAGAACTGTCCATTTGCATCAGAACAGATTGGACACGGATTTCCACTTCCAACTCTCCAATAATAACCATCGATCCAAGGTTTAGTTGCCCCATACCTTAAAGCTCCTTCTGTATAAGCTCGATTGATCTCAGTTCGTGCTAATCTCATTGCATTTTTATAGCTGGATCTGTAAACACCTTGACCTGGATGATAACCTTTAGCAGCATTAGAAAGAACGAGTCGACCATCTTTTGTAACTCGTCTATACAATCTATTGGGTTCATTGAGGAATCCTCTTATGCTTCGTGACAACTCAGCAGATGATCGACCCTCTAAAACTGCCATTGATATGGATTGTCTTAATGCCCTCTCGGCATTTCTTGTAATATTCCAGATCTTAGTTGATAACATTTCACCGGAAAATTCATATCTCATCAGGAATTCCATAGCATTTGTATTTATTTGACCCCACATACTTTCTACATAAGTAGATAATTCTCTATTGTATTTTGAAATTGATCCATCTGCATTCATAGAAGAAGTGCCAAGATTGGCTTTACCGGTAAATAGATCCTTAAGTTTTAATTTATCCAGTGTTAATATTTGGTCTTCTATTCCGGCATTTATTGATCTACTCATCATTGATTTAACTTTACGATTCATAGCAATTCTCAGTGCTTGCATTTCACTCTGAATATTATTATATAATGCTTTTAACCTGTAGGGTGGGATCTTACCCTCAATAGATAACCGATTCAATTCAGCAATGATATTATCAGAACTCATCTGAAATAGATCATAAAGCTCTTTTAATTTAATTTCCATCAAAGCTTCCCAAGAAGCTCTTGAATCTAAAGTTGCTTGAGTAATTAATTCAGCGGCTGTCATTCTTCCCTGTCCTTATCATTACATTCTTCACCATTATGAAGATATACGAACATTTCAGTATAAATCCAATATTCTCTATTTGATTTAATTTTTGAACCAAAAACATTATCAAGAAATTCGCAATGTTTGCATTTGCTCATTCTTCAATCCTTATCTCTTCATTATTCTTCTTTGCAAATTTAATTCCATCCCTGAAATAAATACTATATCCCTCAGATAAAAGCTCAATAGATTTAGATGAACTCTTTGGAATCTCCGGCAGTCCGAAGGTTGAAATCCTTAATTTATCAGTCAAAATCCTTTCCTCTTAGCGGATTGTCTTTAACCTCAATAGTAATTTGACCGTGATTAATTATAGTTATTCCAGATTCAATTGTCTCGTCTTCTTTAACTACTAATCGTTCATTACTATATTCAGTTGTTTTACCATCTATTCCTATACGAATTATTGGTTCAATATTATCAATTTGTTTGGAATCGGTAAATATTACAGTTTTATTTTTTATCTTGAATTTAATATTATTAATCATAATTTTCTCATAAACTTCATTAGCAAGAGATAATCTTTGCTGAGGTGTAAAAGGATTATTTAATTTACTCATCATCTTCCCCATCTTCAGGATCTGGTTCATGATTATGATCATCATCTGTCCCATAAGCTAATAATTCCTCTTCCTGAGCTTCTTTAACTTTCTTCTTCTGTTCTTCTTTATAATCATATCCAAGCTTATTAGAGACTGTTTGCTTGCTCACATATCCCATCTGATCTTGAACTGCAAACGCCTTAGTTTCCTTTTCAATATCACGATGAATAAGGATAGGGAAGTCAAGTGTACATTTACCGGTGACATCAACTGTTTCTTTTCTAACTGTATTCTCTTTTTTAATTGGATCCCATTCAGTAATTTCTCTTTCATAAGCTCCTGGAATAACTCCTTCATCTACTGCATCCATAATAACCTTTTTATATATATCTTTGAATGTATGCGAGAAGAAATCTTGCCAAGATTCGAATGTTCGGACTGCTGGAGATTCAGAAACCATAGTTGAAGCATAGTTCGCATTTGAAGCGTCACCAGTTACCATATATTCTGCTAAATTAGAACCTGCAACAACCATAAGTAACATAGCTCTTCCATCTTTAGCAGTGTCACCTGCGTTAAGATTCAGGTTTGCAAATTCATAATCTACACCTTTACTTCCAATAATTGAACCTGATTTCGGTAGTTTCTTGTTATAGGTTTGATCTCCGCCGGAATTAGATTTAATGGTGGAATCAGTAAAACCATTCGCAAAGGTAGATGGTGAACTTCCCCCAGTTGGTTTAGCGATTAAATTAAATATGGTTCTAATCTTATTTAAGTGTTTACGATCATTTAGCCAATCAGTGTAGTCTTTAATGTATTTAATGATTCCGATTAAGAATGACAATCCTCTTTTAACATCCGAATCTACCATGATCTTAGTGTGGATCATGTCCCCAGCTTCGATAGTTACATTTTCCTCGTTGCCCTCATTATTCGGAAATTGACGATAATATCTTATTGGTGTTTCAACATCTTGAGGATCTGTCTGGATTCCAAATGAATACTTATCATCTTTATCTTTGATCTGTGAAGGTCTTATAAATCTAACTAGTGGAGGAGTCTCTTGAGTCATATCAAAGAACTGTAAGAATGATTCCCCATCCCTCAACGTTCTTTTAACAAGCTCCTTAGATCTCATGTCCATCTTATTATCTTCCCAGAATTTATCCCAGTATTCTATAATTTTTTCATCAGTATCATCAGGAACTATTTTAAAACTTCTACCAATTATGAAATTAATGAGAGTATTAATAATACCACGAGCAAGAGGGGATGTGTAATATAGAGCCTGTGCCTCCAACCTGAGATCAGCAACTTGAGCTTGATTATATTCCTCATGGCTTATATCGTTGAGAGTTGTCCACTGTTTCTCATCTGGATCTTTAGCAAAAGATGGCATTGATTCAACCATACTCATCATCTTTAGTTTCATCTCCGCTTCTTTAATGTCAATATCCCTATTAAGATTATTTAATTTACTTTTCTTACTCATACTGATATTCTCCCATTTCCAATAATCCATCATTACCTGTAACTGGATAAAATGCAAATGACAGTGCATCTGCTTTATCTGGTGATCTTCCAATATTCTTTTTAATATTATCTTTCTTTTCTATTTTGATCTTACCATTGCTCATAACTTCATAATGTATTTCTGATAATTCCTGCATAAGCTCATCATCAGGTGGGATCATTAAATTAAATCCAAATGCAGGATCTAAAGCATCTCTGATTGACCAATATAGAAAAGCTCTCATATTAACAAATTTACGCTCTCCTGATAGATCGGTGAGACCTTCCGCTGAATATGAACCTTTGCCATTTATAACATTAGAGCAACCATTTTGGATTAATGCTGAATAAACTCCAGCACCTTCACCAATTGCATCAATAGCACCGCCTTGAATATCTTTGAGAATATTCAAAGTAATACCAGCAAGCTTCATGTGTATTGTAGCGTCTTTTTTAATATTAAGCGTTACGATCTCTTTTACGATGTTATACATACGATATACGAGTATTGTCTGATCTCTACCCATACCTGCAACATCAATTCCAACAAATGTAGGGTGAGTTTCTAATTTATCCGATATATTCCATTCCATCCATCTCTTATTAGCTTGCTCAATCCAATTGAAGGGGATCAGAACATCATCTGATTCTCTGGGGAACTCACCAAGGACTTTGATCATAAACAAATTTGAAGGTCTGTAATAATTACCTTCCCATTTGAAATCATGCAGCATCGGCTCAAATTCTTCTTTAGTTATCGGAATTGACCATCCAGCTTTGGCAATCTTATCATTTACCCATTCCCAGTCTACTTGACCAGGGATAAGCACCTTCTTAGCTCTAACATTAACTGATTTTAAAGAGTTTAATTTGAATTTAGTATATGAGGGATCTCTTGTAGATTTAAAGGCTTCCCCTGTTGTTCTAATTGGATTAAATATAATTACCAACCGTGATTCGTTCTGTAATATACCTTCGATTGCATCAAAATTGGCTTGTTCGAGTCCAGATGCTTCTGTTACTAATACCATTATGTTGGGTGAGTGATAGCCCGACCAAGCTTCCATATTCTTATCGGCAGCTTTGAAACCAATTAAGAAATGTTCACTGTCTTTTGTTTTAATATGTGAAGTTAATAATTCCCCACCGATCGGGACCTTACTATTTTTATACATTTTAGAGATCTCTGACATCATCACAGACACAACCTGCCTTTGGGTTGGAGCAGTTAAAACAGTTTTGGATGGTTTGCGAAGCACGAGATTGCAGATTGCCAATGCAGCAGCAACGTAATCTTTACCTCTCGCATTTCCAGAACAAACAGAGACACGTTTATTGTGTTGTACTGCTCTCACTATCTTACGCTGATCGGAATCAAGTCTAACTCCCAGAGCTTCTTTGATAAATAGATTCCAGCCGTTGGGATGATTCTGCCAACGCTCATAGACTTCATCATCTGTTTGCGGATATGTAACATAATTAGCCTGTAATTGAGGGGCAAGGCTAGACATGAAAAGAATCCATATAATTAATATCCATTTCATTCAGGCTTCTCTTTTACTTTTGTTTTCTTGCTGACCATATCAACCAATGAAGTGAAGCCACCTTGTAACTCTAATTCCTGATGATCTCTTTGACCGAGATATTGCTTTCCTAACCAGATCGCCATTGCTACATTCTTTTCAGCCATTTTAAATTGATTCCTGCGAAGTGAAATCTTACCAAATGAACTGTTTTTTTTAAAGTACTCCGAAAAT